AATTGACTTGTTGGTAATTTCATGTCCACAGGCATTAAGTGCTTTGGCAAGATCTATCTGGGATAGTTTCTTTCCCTGTGATTTTCTGGTTTCTGAAATTATGTCACGTACTTTTCTCATTACAATTCCCCCTCTTCTCCGATATGGTACCATTTTCCCCTGTTCCTGCCTAACAGTATACACTTAATTGTGTGAAAAATCAACAAAAATCATTAAAAAGAGGAAAAAGTGACCAAAGAGGCACTTGAAATCTCAAAATTGAGAATATATACTTATGCATGTAAACGGAAAAGCAATGCACAAAAGAAAGGAGAAATTTATATATCGGTAATTGTATTCCAAACAGCATCAATTTGAACACAGCCCGTATATTTTGGAATGCCATACCTGACAGTAGTAACATAGTTAGCTTGAATTGATGATAAGGAGATTCTGAATTTAATGACCGATAGAGATTATGCAGTAAGATCACTCAAAGAAATTACATTCCGGATGGCAGGTCACGCAAGCGATTATCATGAAGGAATGGTAAAAAGACATTATAACGACATGAGGGCACTCATGACAAATTATCAGAAGCTGATCCTGGAAAACCGGATCGTGCTGGAAGAACTGGAGATGGAGTGTCAGGAAAAAGTAAATGAGGATATGGCGTATGCCCTTCAGTACATGAATATCTACAACAGGCAGCTTGATGTGGTGAAGCTGGGGCGCGAGATGAATAATCTGATGATGATATACGGATTGTCGGATATGGTTTACCGTGGGATTACGCTTGTAAAATATTATGCGCCGGAAGGTGTGCTTCTAAGTGAAATCATTCGATCATGCTATTGTAGCAGCTGCAACAAGTTGGATATAGAGGTGCAGCACGAATTTAATATGAAAAAGACTACCTTTTATCAGAAGAAGAAGGAAGCATTGGGATATCTTGGATTCTATTTTTACGAGATCGTAATCCCGCAGGCAAAGAGCCGTCGTTTCAAGCCTTCTTTGGGGGTAGAAGAGGAATAAAAAATGAAAGAGGAGCGCAAAGGCTCTTCTTTTTTTGGCTATTTGATCACAGAAAACTTCTATTTAGGACATAAATTGGCGCGTGAACTTTTTGGGTGCAAATACGGACAAATTCGCTGTTTATATGAACCTTTTGGTCTTTGTGGCGGACACATTCCGAACTCGAACCTGATATAATGATTATGCTGGTTACATCAGGCACAGAAATTTGAATATTTTTTGAGACGAAAGCCTCAGTAGTTGAAAAGACTACTGGGGCTTTTTTCATTGCCTGAATCCAGCCAATACCTGTGGGCTTTGCCCGGCAGCAAAAAGGTGTAAAGGCATGAATCAGAGCAGAGGTCCGCCTTCTGGATTTGGAACCGGAAAACAGATTTCAAATTCAGGAGGAAAGATATGTATATTGAACATCCGTATTATTACGACGGAAAGTATTACGCACATGTGGACGGTGAGATGGTCGAGATTTCTCGTGAGGTGGCTTATGCCATGAATAATTTTTACAAGACAAGTCGCCCGAAGTGCATTGAGAAGGTCAATGACAATGGAGAAGTTGAGAGGAAAGTACGTGAGATTCCTTATGGTGGAAACGTATATGAGGAATTGAAATTCCCGGTTCGTGAATACGAGGACCCAAACGGTGATGTGGAGAGAATCGTAATTGGCCGGATCGACCACAAGAAGATTCATGATGCAATTGGAGTACTTGATGAAGAGGAACGCATGATAATCTATGCAATTTACTTTGAGGATATGAAGCAGGTGGATCTCGCAAGAATCATGGGTGTTTCAAGACAGGTGCTTTCGTATAAGATCAGTGTCGCATTAAATAAGATGCGCGCGGACTATCGGAAAAATATTTTTTAAAAAATCAAAAAAATTTTTTGCATTTTGGCAACTCACTGGAATTTATATAGTAGGGGAGGAATTAGAAACTCTTTGAAACCGCACCTTGAAAATCGAATAGCCAATAACAACTGACGTGACACTCACACAGGGAGCACGAGGAAGATGCCGCTATAGTATAGGGAGCATGAAGATGAATCCATGTACTGCGAAAAAGCACTGACCGAAGCCGCCCGGCAGGACGGTGATGCGACGATCTGTGTGGAGTGAGATACACCTTGCGGGAACTAAGAAGCCCGTGACCGGTAAACCTATGAACTGCCGGAGCCTGGAAAAAATCCGGGCTGTGGTCCGAAAGATGCAGTCGGACAGGTTGTTATTCCCAGCCTGCAAAGCAGGATATAACGATTCGGGGAGTCGGGGACAAATGGAATCGAGCGAGCACTGTTAGAAAAAATTTGACAATACAAGTCATGCGGCAGAGCAATATGTTCTGCCGTATCCTTGTGCGGTCAAGCGCAGGATAAGTTAATGAGAGGAGGCACAAAGGAAATGAAGATTGAAAGAGGTGACATTATCATCTGTGATTTTGGAGAACAGCCGGGAACAAGTATTCAGGACGGCGTTCGTCCGGCTGTGGTAGTCAGTAATGACAAGGCAAACAGACACAGCCCGGTAATCACAGTCGTACCGCTGACATGCAGGACGCGGAAAAAACGCTACATGCCGACGCATGTGTTTATCCCGTATAAGAAAACCGGAGGACTTCACCGCAACAGTATGGCGCTTGCAGAGCAGGTGACGAGCATTGACTGCAAGTACATTGTGTCGTGGGTAGGCATGGTCGATCCGGACATTCTGGAAAAGATCATCAGGGCAGTAGAGGTACAGATAAGCAGTTTGAAGTAGGGAAAGTTGAGGAGAGTATATGACAGCAGAACAGTACAGGGCATATCTGGAGCAGGATTTCGGCGATGTGGAACTCGCTGATCTCAAGGATATACGAAAAATACGTATCGACAGACAGCAACCGAAGGAAAAGAGGATAGAGCAGTATCTGAGTCAGGTGGGAAATCCCTACATGGTGCAGGTCGGCGGAGTAAAAATAAAAATCCGGTTCGCAAATAACGGAGTGTCGTTTGAAGATGCGTTCGAGGATTTGTTGCTATCAGTATAATTTATAATGGTAAAATCTTAAAGGTTGTGTTAGTATATGTGGGAAGGATTCAGGACCCTTCTCACATATAGGACTAATATCGTTTTAACCTCCGGGTTTTACCAATGTTGATTAATAAGGTAAGATCAGGGAGAAAAACGATGGAACAAATCAAAAAAGATAAAAAAATCTATCATGCAGCCATTTATGTTCGCTTGTCGAAAGAAGATGGCGATGTTGACTCAACCAACAAACGGGAGAGTAACAGCATATCAAATCAGAAAGATCTGATCAAATATTTCCTAAAGGATAAAGAAGATATTGTAATTGTTTCAGAGCGTGTGGACGATGGTTACACAGGTTCAAATTTTAACCGTCCGGCATTCCAGATGATGATGGAAGATATTAAGAATGGGATTGTTGACTGTGTTGTAGTCAAGGATCTGTCGCGTTTTGGACGAGAGTATATTGATGCCGGAAGATATATCGAGCGTATATTTCCTTCTCTTGGTGTACGCTTTATCGCAATCAATGACAATTATGACAGTATAGAGAACAGAAGTCAGGTGGACGAGATTATGATTCCTTTTAAGAATCTGATCAATGACGCTTATTGTCGTGACATCTCTGTAAAAATACGCAGTCATCTGGAAGTAAAAAGAAAAAATGGAGAGTACATTGGAGCATTTACTCCATATGGTTATAAGAAAGATGAGGCGGACAAGCATAAGCTGGTGGTTGATACCTACGCTGCAAGTATAGTAAAGGAAATTTTCCGGATGAAGTTATCGGGAATGAACCAGACTGCCATTGCGAATCTGCTTAATGCACAGGGCGTACTTTCACCGATGGAATATAAGCACAGCATTGGAATTAATATTCAGGATAACTTCAAGAAACACGAGCAGGCAGAGTGGAGTGCAATGTCGGTCAGACGTATCCTCGAAAATGAAGTGTATATAGGCACTCTTATTCAGGGAAAGCGAAGTACTCCCAATCATAAGTTGAAGGTAATGAGGCTGAGACCTAGTGATGAGTGGATAAAAATTGAAAACAGCCATGAGGCAGTTGTGACAAAGCGGGAGTTTGCCATAGTACAGAGGCTTCTTGGACTGGATACAAGAACATCGCCAAACGAGGAGACCGTATATCCATTGTCAGGATTGGTTGTGTGTGGTGATTGCGGGGCGCTTATGGTTAAGAGGGATGTCCCGGCCGGCGGGAAAGTTTATTCCTACTATATTTGTTCTCAGAATGCACAAACAAAAGCGTGCAGCACACATCGTATTCCAAAAGCAAAGCTTGAAGAAGTGGTATTAGAGGTGTTGAAGGTTCATATCGAAAATATCCTGGATATAAAACGAATCATTGAGTATATAGGGGTGGTGCCATTTCAGGAACTTGATATCAAGGCACTTCAAAAACGAAAAGATGCAATGGAAGATGAGGCTGAGCGATGCGAGGGATTAAGAAATTTTCTGTACGAGGATTTCAAGGAAGGAATTATTACAAAGCAGGATTATGCAGAACTTCGAGGGGGTTATACGGAGAAAATAAAAAAAGCAGAGCAGGCAATCCGGAATATTGAGTTGCAGATTCAGGAAATTATAGAGGAAAAAAGTGAAAAATATAAATGGCTTGGTTACTTCACTGAACATCAGAATATAAAAGAACTTACAAGAACGGTTGCAGTGGAACTGATAGAGCAGATTAAAATCTACGACAAAAAAACTATAGAGGTTGTTTTCACATTTGATGATTGTTATCGGCTGGTTCTTGAACAGATGAAGGAGCTTGGCTGTACTGTAACAGAAAGCACTAATGGAAGAGTGTACATAGAAGGAAGGGAGGTCGCTAAAGATGGCAAGAAAATCAAGGAAAATTAATTTTGTAAATGTAGGAAGCGAAGCGCTTGCAACACATGCACAGGAAACGCAGGATATAAAGGTTTCAAATGCGGCTCTTTACGCGCGCCTTTCATTTGAAAGCGATAAGAATCGTGAGAGAAATACCATTGAAACACAGATGGCATTGCTTCACAGCTACGTGTCAGACCAGAAGGATATTGTTGTGGTCAATGAGTATTATGATATTTCAAAAACCGGAACAAATTTCGAACGTGAGGGTTTTGATGAAATGATGCAGGCAATTCGTGAGGGAACGGTTGACTGTGTGATTGTAAAGGATCTGTCAAGGCTTGGCCGGAATTATGTTGAAGCAGGAAGTTATATTGAGCGTGTATTCCCATTTTTGGGAGTTCGTTTTATCTCTATAAACGATCATTACGACTCAAATCGTGATGAGGTGGATCTGCTAATAAGTATGTCAAATGTATATAATGAATTTTATTCTAAGGATTTGGCAAAAAAGGTAAGGAGTTCTTATAGAAGCAGCTGGTCAAAAGGGGAGTTCCCGTCAGGGGTGATGGCATATGGATATGAAAAAGAAGCTGGAAATCCACATCATCTTGTTCCAGATCCGGTTGTTGCGCCTGTGGTACAGAGGATTTTCAGAGATTTCCTATCCGGAAAAAAATATGCTGAGATTGCAAAAGAGCTTAATAATGAAGAATATCTTTGCCCAGGAGCCTATAAACGGAAGAAATCGGGTATTGAGCTTAAAGAAGCTACTGAGTGGAGATGGAGCGGTGGCACTATACGCAGGATACTGAAAAATCAGTATTATGCAGGAGATAGTGTACACAATCAGCATACATGTGATACATGGGCGGTAAAAAAGATGATACCTAATCCAAAGGAGCAATGGATTATAGTGAAAGATACCCATGAACCGCTGGTTACCAGAGAGGATTTTGAAAAGACGCAGGAAATGATGGAAAGTATCCGACTTAGGAGCAAAAATCCAAAATCAAAGGGAGCGTATTCGACTAATGATTTTAACTTTTTCAAAAGCAAAATAGTTTGTGCCGATTGTGGAAAAACCATGTATTTGACTGGCAAAAGGGGTAACAGCAGAAGATTCAATTGTGGAAATTTTATTCTTAAGCATAAATGTTTTACTCATGTGATATCTGATACTGATGTTAATGATTATGTGTTACGAGTGATCCGGACACATATCAATGTGTATGTTGAAAACGTTGACATGATCCGCAAACTTAACGAACGTCAGGAAAATATTCGTAAATATGATATTTTTAACCGAGAGATAAGAAAATGCAGGAGGGATCTGGAAAATGTAGCAAAGCTCAGGGAGCAGCTGTTTGAGGATTATGCATGTAAGCTGATCGATGCAGAGCAGTATGAGAACTTTGCACAGCAGTATGCAGAGCGGGAGAAAGAAATCCAGTACAACATGGATGCTATGCTGAAACAGAAAGTTGGATATGATAAGAATTTTCATACAGAGGAAGAGTGGGAAAATCTTATCAACAAATATCGGAATACAAGGACGCTGACAAAAGGCATGGTTGATGCATTCGTTGAAAAGATTGAAGTATCAGCGGATAAGTCGATTGCGGTTCACTTAGTTTATGACGATATGCTCAAAGAGTTAAAAATTTATGCGAAGCAGAGGGAGGCTGAATTATGCAATTAAAAGATTGTATTGCACTTTACATCCGACTTTCAGAGGATGATGACAATATAGATGGTGAAACGAAATCGGAAAGCAACAGTGTCACAGCACAGAGAAATCTGCTCACAGAATTTGTCGAACAACAGAAGGAATTTGTTGATATTCCTTGTGTGGAATATGTAGATGATGGATACAGCGGAACAAATTTCCAAAGACCCTCTTTTAAAAGGATGATGGAGGATGCAAAGTGTGGAAGGATAAGCATTATCGTAATAAAGGATTTTTCAAGATTTGGAAGAGATTATCTGGAAGTTGGAAGCTATCTTGAAAAGATACTTCCGCTGCTTGGAGTACGCCTGCTCTCTGTAAATGACGGTTTTGACAGTTATAATTGTTCGGGGACAACCGGTGGAATGAGCATTGCACTGAAAAATATGCTTAATGCCATGTACAGCAAGGATCTGTCAAAGAAAGTGCGCACGGCAATGGCTACTCATGCCAGGAATGGAGAATATGTTTCCTCAAGAGCTACGTATGGATATATTAAAGATCCGGCAGACAAGCATCAGCTGGTAATTGATCCGGAAGCAGCGGAGATCGTCAGACTCATATTTACAATGGCGGCAGACGGCAAGAATAAGGGACAGATAGCATTGTATCTAAATGAAAATAAAGTAATGACTTGCAGGGAGTATTTCAAAACCAGAAATATCACAATAGGCGGGGAAGACACAAAGGAAAAGAAGCTTTGGTCTACATCGACGATTGCGGATATTTTAAAAAACGAGATTTACCTGGGAAAGACAATATGGAATAAGGGAAGGATTGATGTAGTTGGTGGAAAAAAGATGGTAAAAAATCATAGGAAGGACTGGATAGTAATAGAGGGCACACATGAACAAATCGTGTCTGAGGAATTATTTGCAAAGGCAAATCAAATGGCATTTACAAATCGTAAACGTAACTATAAAACAAGGGGAAAAAACTGTGCAATCCTCATGTGCCCGGCCTGCGGGAGAAATTTATCACTGACAGGCTCCAACACGGCATATCGTTGTCCACGCGCGCATACGTCGGGGATTCCTGAATGCTCGAATAGCAAGATGAAGAAAATCGAACTGGAGGAAACGGTTCTGACCTGTGCCAGAAATATGGTGAAATTTATTTCGGAAAACCTGGAAATGAAGAAGAAGGAATGGGCAGACAGTTCAATGATGGCAGAAAAAATCGGTACACTTGAG